TTTATGAGTATTTAGCCAGTTTAAAGTTAAAGATTCTTTTTCAGTAGTTGCTTGACTAGGAGCTATTTGACCAGATTTTATTTTATTATTTATTTCTATATCAAATTGATTTTCAACTTCTGTTGGTATAGATTTTCCTGGCAAAATTACTTGAGGGCTTGATGTGTCAAGCAGTCCGTTGTCTAAAATAGGATACCAAATTCCAAGACCTACGTTAAATTGAACAGCATCATATTTAATTATTTCTCCACTAGAATATAAATATCCTTGATATCTAGTTGAGAAATATATATTTTCTCCAAGATCAATTGTATTATTTATTACAACTCCATTTGAAACGGTTGGCAACTGATTTGATAAATCAGAATTTAACGGCATAGCCCCTAAAACATAAGATCCCTGTTTTGATGCTATTTCATTAATAGTTTTATTTTGTTCATCACCAGAAACCTCCCAAAGTAATGATGGTTCATAGACCCAGCTTTTTTCAGCATCTACTAAATTTTGTTCTCTAATTGATCCATAAGATCTTTTTATATATCTACTAGTATATGAAATTTGTCCATCATTGTATACCCGCTTGTCTTGAGATGATATTGAAATAATATTTGGTAAATTTCCAGATGTGGCATTTTGTATTATTCCAGAATCTGTTTGATTGTTTGATCCAGAAAGAATAAAATTTGATTCCCTATCGTTTTCTCCAGGCATTATATAATTTTTACTCATTACAATAAAATTATTATATTCATCAAAAAACATTGCAGATTGTGTAGATATAGCTAATTGATTTAGAACCTCGGCTACATTCTGATCTGGTGCTACAAAGAAAAATGGTATTATAGGATCGTTTTCTCCAGATATTCTTTTGAATGTATAATTTGTAAATCCTATAAAATCTAAAAGTGTTGATATCGCAACACTTAAAGATGTCTGTGTTAATAGTAATTGTGGTGCTGGCATTGATTCTAAAAAGAAATAAAAATCTCTTAAATTTATAGATATTGTGCCTGCAGTTATATCAGATTGAGGCATACCTTCCGAATATAGTGTTTTAATAGGTATAAAATAATCTATATCATTAACATTTAATATTTTTTCATAAAAAGAAAATTTAATATTTTTTTGTAGATAAGGAGAAATTATACTTAAATCATTATTATAATTAAAATATTGTTCTTCATCAAAAATATTTATGGACCCAGTTGATGCTAGCAACTGTCCTACTGGTAAAGAGGTTATTCCAATATCAGATAATATCTTAGTAATTTTATAATCTATTACTCTATCAGATATATCAGCAACAAATCTTGGAGACATTTCAATTAAATCAAATGTACTATCAAACTTATTCATTGTTTCAACAATAACTCTAATTCCACTTATAAATTGAAACTCTCTATATTCAATAGATCCGCTGATTGGATTAGTATATCCATCTAAATAACTAAAATTTGTAGCAAAGTTGCTTTTATTTGAAACTTCTTCTGATCCAAGACTCCATCCATATGTAGGTATAAATGTTTGATATCCTGACTGTGTGTATATATAAAAAATTCCAATAGACCCTTCATCTTCAATAATTAAATAGGCATCTCCTATATTTGCATTTGAAGGCAATAGGGTAGAGGAAGATAAGGTTTCTTTAAAATAAAAAATATCCGAGTAGTCTTCTGGAATAATTAACCCATACTGTATTTCCACATATCCATCAGATTTGATAATAGAAGATCCATCTTCTCTTGTACTATTTTCATTAAATGAAATAGCATCTATCCAGTTATTATTTACTAAATATTGAATTTTCCATCTAAGTGGAGTTGATTTATTCTGTTCTCCAAAAAGAGGATCATCAATTTGTCCAGTTTGAGTTATGTAAGGTCCAAGGTTTACTGTTCCAACATTTGTTTGCATTTTAATAATAATGCGATTTGCTGGAACTTGATTTTTATAAACTACAAATGGAACAGCATCATCAATATAATTTAATCCATTTAATGTATTATTTGCTATCCCATATTCAACATTATTTTCAGTTCTATATGATGTCCAATATTTAAACTGATCATATCTTGATGCCATATAGTATCTTGGTCTTTCTGCCATAGCTGAACCTGAATTTGCTAAATATTTATTATTTAAATATAAGACTTTATTAATTCCAGATCTTGGTCTAAATGGTTTAAGGCAATCTTCTAATGAATAAATCATTTTCATTTTATCTTTTTTATATGTAAATTGTTGAGGAATGTCGTTATCTGTAAATCCATTATCAATTACAACATCTGCATCTGTAGCACCAGTGTAGTAATTACCTGAATCTAAATTATCAAAAGTATTTGGAACGGTGTTATAAATTGAAGAAGCATCGTCTGGCCTATATCTATAGTTGCCAACTAAAAATATATTGTCTGGCATATTCATGTTCCATTCAGAAAGAACAAGTGAGTTTAAACTGACAGTTGGAGAAGTCTCTAAATAATTTTGTAATTCTTCATTTATAAACATTTAAACTTCTTCCAGAGTTACCGAAATATTCCACATATCAAAATTATTTCCACCACGCTTTACAACTGAATATTGAAAATCTGAAAAATATACTTGTATTACCTCATTATATTGATCTAAATGTGTAAACGCCTCATTATCATTTCCAAAATTAGAATAGTTATCATATGCTAAAAACATCCAAAATGGTCCAGGATGTGAGTTATACCAATTTAGTATTTCTACTCCGCCAGCACCACCGTCTGCAGTATATTCTTGATTATTATTTTGGTAAGGCGAAATACCAGTATTTGTATTAAATTCAGCATTTTGGAAAAAACCTCTTGATGGTAATAAATCCCAAGATAATCCTATTCTAACTTTATCTGCTATATGATATGATCTCATTCTTCCATTAATTGTTCTTTGTCTTTGTTCAATTCTTTCTACATTAAAACTAATTTCATTTCTGTTATGATCGGACAAAATAATAAATTGGTCTATTAGATCTGGATCAGTACCACCTGGAACATCAGATCCTACTTCATATCCGTCTGGAAGATATACGCCTCCAGTTAGTGTACCAGGGTTATTTGACCATAATATAGCCTGTGGTCTTTGATACCTTCTTCTTCCTGCTAAATATCCTGCGCTAGCCATTATGCTCTTTGTCCTCTAATTCTTTGTAAATCAATATATTTAATTTCATCTAAGACAGCCCTAGCAATAGTATCTGCACTTGCATTAGTACCACCAACATTAATACCAACACTATAATTATACACTGTATTAGAATTATCGCTAACAGAATTCATGTTAGTTTGAACTGGCATTGAAAATGCAGTTGGTTTAGAAATAGAATATATGGGCTGTTGAAAAGACTGGGTGACAATATTTTGTGGTATTAAGCTAGATTCTAATTTTCTGGCTATTGAAGATGGATATTTAGATTCATTAATAGCTCCTAGCAATGGCCCAAATGATTTTGTTGCTGCTTTATTTATAACAAATTCTCCTGGCGTTAATAGTGTTGGAACTTTATCAATCATTCCACGTCCAGGAACAATGCCTCCAGATGCCATTTTTTTTATTTTTCCACCGTACATTTTTGCTTTAAAGCTTCCATATATGCTAGTTCCTGGACTATTACCAGTTGATTGATAAACGGTATTAATAATATGTGTAGTTGTTACTGTTTTATCAAGTCCATTAATATTATCTAATGCCGCCTTAGTTTTTGCTTGAATACTTGCAAGAATTCCCTCATATTTGCCAGATTCTATTTGTGCTGCTTTAAGAGCAAGATCTGCTGCAATCCATTTTTGTTTTTCTAATTCAATAGCATCTTGTCTACCCTTTAATTCATCTTGAACAGCTTTTAGTGCAGCCTGTTTCTTTTCTAATTCTGCCTGAGCTGGCTCAAGCCTCTTTACTTGAATATTATAAATTTTATCTTCATCAAGTCTAATTGCAAGTACTGCTTTTTCTCTATCTTCTGTAAGATCATAAATCTCATCTTCTTTAATACGAATTTGATCAAGTATTGGTATTCTGTTTTGCTCAATAATATAAATTTGATCTTGTTTTGCTAAAATTTTTGCTTGAACTAAATCACGTTTTTCTTCTAATGAAAATATTTCTTGTCCAATTTGAAATTGACGTTGTTCAATTTGTTCTCTTGTCATACCACTAGCAGAACGAAGTTTTGATATTTCTTCTTGTCTCGCTGCATCAATAAGACCAGTGGTGCGTTGTGATGCAGCAGAGGCAGCCTGTGCCCTAGATTCTTGTATGGCACGTGCAGCAGAAGAAATATCCCCTTGTGTTAATGCATCTGCAATATCAAGTTGATTTTTTTGTTGATTTAATATTTCTTGATTAATTTCTGATACTTGCTCTAATGCTTTAGCTTGTGCATCATATTTTTTATTAATTGCTTCTGCAGATTTATCAATGAGTGTTAAGTCATTTGCTAAATCAGATGATTCTTCTTGAAGAGCAGCAATAGGTCTATCAAATTGCTCTTCAATATTTCTTTGAAGTTTTTCAATTTGCCTATTTAATTCTTCAATAGGTCTATCAATATTTTTTTCAATATTTCTCTGTAGGTCTGAAATTTCCTCTTGAATATCATCTATTGGTCTATCAAATTTTTCAACAATAACTCTTTGTGCTTTATCAATTGTTTTTTGTATACTGTCAATTTCAGAATTAATGTCATCAACAGTTTTTTGTGCACTTTCAACCTCTTTTTCAGCATTAACTATTTTTGGTTTATATTCTGCTTCAGCAAGGTCTGATTGAATATTAAAATATTCCATAGCACTGTCAAATGCTTCTTTAAACTGATCTTGTGGATTTTCCAGAAGAATTTTAATCTTTTTTAATTCTGGAATTTGATCAATATAGTTTTTTAATTCTAAGGCATTTAGTTGTCCATCTTTAAGATCTTTAATAAACTCTTTTGCAATTATTGGATTAGATAGTATATCTTGGATATCTTCTGCTTCCAACCCAAGACCTTTTAGTAATGGAATTATTTTAGCAAAATTTTGTTGAAATTTTACTTCGGCATCTCTTGTTTCAAAGAAATTTTTTAATTCTGATAAAGATAACTCTTTATTAACATCTTTAATAAGTGCAAGCAATTCTTTCCATTTTTTACTTCCTACCTTTGTCGTAGCGATTGCTGCAGCAAGAATGGGATCTGATGCTATTTCAAATGCCCTTGCAGTATTAATTCCATTTTTCCTTAGCTTATTATATGCATCACTTGCATTTAAAAGATTTTTTCTTTGTTCTGTTAGTTGCTCTATAGCTTTTTGAAATGCAGATTTTTCTCCATCACCAGATCCAGTACGAGTACCAGTAATTTTTTTAATCCATTCTTCAGACTCTTTAGCAGCAGCCTCTAGCATTTTTTTATAACGATCTAAGTCAAGTTGGGCCTGAACAAATGATGTTGCATCTCCAGTATATCCAGCATTTACTGCTTTGATAGCACTGGCTAATCCTGGAAGAATTGCTGTTAATCCCAGAGCTTGTGCTCTCAGCATAAGCATTATGTCTTCTGTTTTTGTAAGATTATCAAATAACTTTTGTGTTTCTGGATTAAGTTGTTTAATAGCGGACTGCATCATTAAAAGAGCTGCAGATGGATTTGTTTTTTCAACAGCTTTCATAGTAGATTCTAACTGTGTAAAACCTTGATTAAATTCTTTAGCTCCAATTGCTCCACTCTCTAATCCTCCAGCCAAACCAGTCATCATATTAAATAGTTGCTGTCCGGATGCATTTGCTGCTCTTTGTAATGAAATTGTTGGCTTTAACTCTGTTGTCCATTGGCTATAAGCCTGACCTGTTTCTGAAACTACACCCTTAAGAATTTGAACTTCTTGATATCCATTTTTTGCAGCAACTGACAGTTGATTTGTAATGTCAGATGCGAGTTTTGCAAATCCGCTTTGCCCTTCTTTTGTTTTTAAATCTAAAGACTTTAAATCAATAAGAACGTCAGTTTTTCCTGCTTCTTCACGAAGCGCATCTATAATATCTTTTATTTGTTCTTTAGCAAATCCTTGTCCACCCAATGATAACGCTATACTCTTAAATACAATTTCTGCTTCTTTAGCAGTTGCCTTTCTAAGTTCTTCTATATCGTCTGCAAAATCTTTTTTAAATGATTCGCTTGCCTTAAGCTCATCAACTCTGCCACGTCTTTCTGCTGTCATTCTTATTTGTGGAACAGCCTGCAGCATTGGATTTTTTACTGGTTTTATTCCAAAGAAATCTCCGAGTGTTTTTAATTTTTCTGCAGTAATATTGGATGCATCTGCAAGACCCATTATTGCTTTGCGTTCTTTTTCTCTTTCTTTGTTAACCCATTTAAATGCAGCAATTGAAAGAGTTACTACACCAACTAGTGCACCAATCCCTCCTGCAAATCTTGCTAAAAATTTTCCAGCTGTTAATAATTTAGATCCAAATCCAGAAGTGTTTGCAAACAATGTTTTAAAGCTAGTTGCTCCCATAATATTTGCTACCTTGTTTGCTCTATTAGCAACAACATTAGCAAACATTTCTTGTGTTAATAATTGCACTACTGACATTAATCCAAACATTAATCCTGATATTTTAAATACCGCTTCAGATAAGCCCTGAAATCTGCCACCAAATGCAGAAGCAATACCGCTTACACTGGTCATTGCAAAAGAAACTCCCATTAAAGCACTATTGAATTTAGCAAGGTTTCTAGTAGGTGCAGCAACTCCTCCAGTGCCACCAGCACCGCTAGCTCCAGCTGCTGCTGCTCCAGCTACTCTTCCGCCAGCACCTCCACCAGTTCCCATACTAATTCCATCAATTGCAGAGTCTCCAAGTTTTTGTCCAGCTAAGGATGCATCATCCATTCCTTCTAAAATACCTTGCTCAAATCCATTATCAACATTTCTTCCTTCTTGAATTGCACGTTTAGAATTTGAGTTAGACTGTGTCCCTTTTGCAATACCACGAATTGCAGCATCTCCTAATTCAAATCCAGCTATGCCAGCCTCTTGTGCTTCATTAAATAACGCTTGTGTAAATGCATTGGCATCATTTTTTAACTCTAATAATCTAGCTTTTGCCTCAACACCTAGCTGATCCCAAACATTTTGTATTCCTTGTGTGCTCATTCCAGCAATTTGTGCTATTTCATCACTTATATTAAATGCATTGACAATTTTTTGTCTAAACTGTATGAGTTTTTGCTCAACTTGTTCCAATGACCTTAAATCTTTTTCTGGATCGTACGCTCTTTGTCTAGCTGTTTCATAAAAGTCTCCAGATAATCTTTCTCCTAAACCAGCCGAAACTGCCCTGCTTTGGTAAGCGAGTCTAATATCTGAAGAATCTACTCCACGCTCAGAGACTGCTTTTAATACAGATGCACTAGATCTAGTGGTTGGATGAATTCCTTCTGATAAATTAGCAAGTTCTTGTTCAAACTGATCTATTGACATATTGAGTTGTTGTGCCATTTCCTCAATATCGCTTCTCTTTAAGCTTTGTGTAATCTTATGTATACTATTTAAATAATTATTTATTCCACCTAAATCAGCAATTAAATTATCTGCATTCCAAAGCTTTACATCTACAACCTCTCCAGCAACCTCTATCTGCTGAACCTGTTTTGTAATATGAGATGCTTGTTTTTGTGTTAGCTGCTTCATAATAGATGCAATTTTTTGTGCAGACATTCCTTGATCTTCTAAATACTGTCTAACAGAATTTTCCATCGCAGATATTTCTGCTTCATAAGTAGCCCAAGCCATGCCAGTTGTTTGTGATTTAATAGCAGATGGAGCTTTATATAGTCCAATATCTTCTTTTAATGTAGAAGCACTTGTAGTAAATGTTCCAGCAGCACTTCCTTTTCTTCCTAATTTAAATCCAGGAATATTGTCTGCAATTATTCCTGCAATAAGTGGTGCATATTTTTTATTTTGTTTTGCTGGTATTACTGCTTCTCCAGCTGCTAACATTGCTGGATATTTATCTTCACTTCCGCTTCCTGGAACAGAGATTATTCCATCTGCAAATCCAGGTAGAAATGGCTGCCTCATCATTCCTGGATTTGTTTGTGCAAATCTCATTCCAGAGGCTATTGCTTTATCGTAAGAATTTGCTAACTTTTGTACTGCTATGGATTCGGCGGTAAATGTTTGAACAAGTCTGGCATGTGATTGATCTAATGAACTTGCTACTGCTAACGCATTTTGTTGTTCTAAAGTTAAAAATTGTGTTTGTTCGCCAAGAACTTGTGTTTGCCCAGTTAATCTTAAATATCCGTTTCTTAAGAGCATTAATCCTTTAATGCCATTTGCCATAAAGTTTGCAAGCAAGCCAAATGTCATAAGTGCTACTGGAGCGATTGCCCCTAATGCTACAGTTATAACCGTTATTGCTTTTTTCATGCCGCTTGATAAATTATTAAACTTATCTAAAATATTGCCTACAAACTCAAGTATTGGAGTAACAGATTCTAGAAAAACCTGTCCTACTGGCACTAAAGCTAACTTTAAATCTTCTACAGCCTTTCTAAATTTATTCATACTAGATTCTGCAGTCATTCCTAATTCTGATTCTGCAGTTGCTGCTAAATCTTCTGCTGAATATCCTGCTAAATCTAAAACACGGGCAGCTTGTGTTCCTCCAGCAGTTACATTTTCAAATAAAGTTGATAAACGAGCAAATTGGAATTTACCAAATAATTGTTCAATAGCACGAGCACGAGTAAGCGGATCCAATGTATCTAGTGCTTTTGCAAATTCAACTACTGTAGCTCTTAAATTACCCTGATTTCCCTCTACAATTTTTTTAATATTAATTCCCATATTTGCTAACATTGCTGCTGCTTTTTCTGTTGGGTTAATCAATGCTGCAAGACCTGACTTCAGCGCATTAGCACCTTCAGAAGCATTGACTCCACCTTGTTTCATAGCAGTCATAAAAAATGCTAAATCTTTTACATTTCCTCCAAGTTGCATAATAACTGGGGCAACTTTAGGAATTGCTGTTGTTATGTCATCTAAAGATACAACTGTTTGATTTTCAACTGCATTTAAAAAATTAATTGAATCAGACAGATCTTCGTTAGAAAGTTTAAATGCATTTTGTAAAGATATAGTTGTTTCAAGTGCTTTTTGTTGATCAATTTGACCAAGAACCTGCAATCTTGTTGCTTCAGTTACTTGTCTTTGTAGATCTATTCCTTGAAAACCTGCTGCGGCAGCATCGGCTGCTAAACTAACTGTAGCAGATACTGCTATACCATATTTAGTAAAAGATTCTCCAAGTTCTTGAATAGCGGATAAAGCCTGTTCTCTTTCTTCTGTTGGAGTAAATAAATCTCCATAAACTTTTCTAAATTTAAGTGCAGCAGCTTCCATATCCATGAATGTTCTTGAAGCTGTAGTTCCAAGAGCCATTAATGGCAAAGTGAAACCAACCATAAGTTGGCGACCAGCCCATTGTGTATTTTTACCAAAATTAAGAAGATTCGTAGATCCTTGTTTTATAAGTTGATTAAAAATTGCTTGACGTTGTGCAGAAATTTGAAGCTGAGTTGATATATTTGACATATCCAACTCATTAGGCATAATTGCAATTGCTCGCATTGCACCAGATGCGTCTCTTCCCATTTTAATGTACTGTGTTTGTAGTCTTTTAACATTTTCTTCAGATACTTTATTAATAGTGTCAAACTCTGACTTAAAAAGTTTTCCAAATGTTTTTGTAGCACCGCCAGCAAAACGAAAATACTCTCGCATTGAAAATTTGTTTTTTTCTAAAGAATCTGTGAATGATTCTGCAGTAGTTTTTATTGTTCGTAATTCTGCAGAGAAAGCACCAATAGAGTTAACACTATTAATAAAGTTTCTCTGCAGATCACGTTGTGCAAGTGCAGCAGCTTCGCTGCTTTTTGATATAGAGGTATGAAATTGAGAAATTTGACGCTGAAGCGCCTTAAGCTGTGATAATGCATTTGACGTATCTATATTTACGCCAATATTAGCATTAACGTCAGCCACTTAATTCACCTCTTTTTAAGTTATATGTTATTGTGCTGCGCTAAAATCATTTAGGTCAGCAGCAAGCCTTGTGCCTGATGCAGCCTCAACAATTTTATAAACAGTGGGCAAGTCCAAAACTTCTTCAAGTTTTGAAATGTCTTCAGCCAATTCTGGTTTATATTGCTTCATAGCAATCTGAACACACTCAACAAGGAGAGTCATAGACTTCTCATTATCATCCGCCACTGCCGCAACTCCCTCAAACTTCTTCATGAAAGGACGAAGAAGTGATATTTTGAGAGGACGTACAGAAATCTCTGTACCATCAATAAGCGTGAGTTTTTCAGTCTCATACTTAGTTGTAGCCATTATTTCCTCCTATATAGGTTAATGTTAATTATAGCATAAAAGGCTTATTTTTTCATTACTGCTGGATCACGCATATCATCATAATCTAAACCCATACCTATACCAAAACCTGCTTTTTTAGCATTTTGTCCCTGTAGCGATAATACATCATTTGAATCTGTTGCTTTACCCTTACTAAATACTCTGGCCTTCATGTCTTCCCATTCTTTCTGCCCCCTGCTTGATCCAGAAGCAGTATCTAAATCTATGCCCTGAATTGCTGCTAAAAACTTTTTTTCTTGATAGTCTAACTCTCTTTTGCTAGATAAAGTAACCATCAATTCTGGCATAGATAATGATTTTTCTAATTCATAATAATCTTTCCAAATACCTAAAACAAAGACTTCTGATTCTAATTTTGCAAGATCTAGCTCGTCCCAACTTTGGCCACTATTATTTGCCTGATCTTTTACTGTTTCTTCAGAATTTTCTTTAATTCTAATTCCAGCAGCTATATCAACTATTTTATATATTGTGGGTAAATCAAAATTATCTTCTATTACTTCTTTATTTATTGATAACTCTGGACAATATTGTTTCATACATATTCTTACACATTCTGCCAGAATAGCTATTGCTTCATTATCGTCTTTTGTTTTTTTTATATTATCAAAAACTAACATAAATTCTCTGAGATAAAATATTTTTAATGGTATTATTTCTAACTCTGTTCCATTTATTAAAAATATATTATCTTTATTATAAATTTCAGTAGCCATTTTATATATTCTATCATAACAACAAAGCCCACCAGTATAGGTGGGCCTGCTGTTAATCTAAACCTAGATTATTAGGTTGCGGGAGTCCAAGTACGATCTATGATCTTACCATAGGAAGCCGATGTATCTTCAGGAAGAAGACGGAAAGAAACCTCAAACATAGAAGGTTCATCACGCTTTGCAGACACGGTTACGTTCTCAATTGAGAGCGCACGGTAAGCAGCGTAAACACGCTCTACGTATGCTGAATCTTCGCAGTCTCCAGTTCCAGGTCCAACAGCAACAATACCACGCTCAACTGGACATTCTCCAATGTCACCTGCTGAGAGATTTAGTGTTTGTCCTGCTGAAGTAGATTTTGTTCCTGATAATTCATCAGAGCTATAAGCAAGAGCCAAAAGAAGGTTCTCAAGGGTAGCCTCAGCAAAAGCAGTAGCAAGATTTACTTGCATACCCTGCTTGTACAACTTAGCAACGTCAAGAATTTGATCAACCTGTACTTCGCCGAAGTCTGGTTGGAACTGTAGTTCAAGACCGTTCATGGTATAACCTACATTTGTAAAATCTAATTCATCAGCAAGAGTCTCTTTATAAGACTCGCTTGAAGTAAATGCAGGTAGCGATGTTGAAGTCAGAGTAGTATCTGCTACAAAAAGCGCTGCAGCACCAACAATAATATTAGTTGACGTACCACGAGTATATGCCATTTTTTCACCTCTACTTTCAATAGAATATATATGAAGTTTTGGCGGGTTTCCTCTGTATAATTATAACAGTATTTTTTAGGTATATGGGTAGTTTGCAGGATCTTTTGTATGATAATCATACTCAACAATAAGCTTATTTGCATATACTGTTCTGGCTGAGGCTAGCTCTAGAATATCTCTAGTTTCGTCTGCCTGATATACCCTTATATTATGAAAAAATATATTAAATGGTAACTGTGAAGTAGAGGCTTCTGCACAAAATGCGTTTATATCTTGTGCTGCAGAATCTTCACGATCAAGTGCATCTGTGATAATTCTGTGGGCATCCATTATTTTTGAAAGATCTGTACAATATAAATAATAAACTACCTGTTCTCTTTTGCGACGATAAAATGGTGTAGGCCTAAACCTTATCAATCTTTCATATTGTATAAGTAAGGGATCATCAACAGATGGTGCACCTATATAATTTTTAAATACATCTTCTATATTAGTGGGTGAAGTAGGAAATATAGGAGTCATTTGTTCTGTACCAGCTAATATACCAAATAATTGAAGTTGCTCAACTATATACTGATTTACAAAAAGTGGAGGAAAGGCTGTATTAAGTACATTTGGTGTATAAGAACTCATATATCTATTCTACCTCAATCTTAGCGTTTGCTATCCATTTAAATCCTGTAGATATTCCTTTTGATCTGCCCTGCTTTGCTCCAGAAGATATATTCTTTTTATAAATTACTGGATTTTTAATATAGTCAAAAATACCACTTGATTTTAAAAATGCTTGTGTAAAATATTTTTGCATAAACTCATCAAAAACTCTTTCAAAACTGCCCTGCACTTCTTCACCGCCAGGATCTGTTATAGTAATTGGTTTTTTTACAAAAATAGTATTACCGCCGTCATAAAATCTAAGCGGTCTATCACCTTTAGGCTTTATTACAACAGGAATGCCGTTTTCCATAATTCTTGCTTTATCATAAAATGGCTTTGATGAATCTGGCTTTATGGTATTTGATTGTTTAAATGTAGCATTAATAGATAAGCCAGTATTGTTTATAATATATTGCAAGTCAAAAAGTCTTGCTTCTGGACTTCCAGACCTATACCATTCATAAACATGATGCAATGCAGATGGATTTGTCTTTGCTTCAATATCAATATATTTTCCAAGAACAAAAACTAAACCTTTTCCAAGATTGTCTAAAAATATTTTTTTACCACGATTTATTCCATCTAAAAAACCAACAGAATACTTAACTACATTAGTTAAAGTTTTTTCTAAATTATTTGTTGTAAGTGAAACTCTCATTAATCACCAACTGCTTGATTTTCAGTTCTTCTTAAAAGAATTTTAAAATACTCAATAGCCCCAAATGGTCCAATAAATGGTTCAACAGTAGCAACCTCATATATTGTTCCTTTGCCACTTCTAGGACCCGCTGTTTCTTTATATATTAAAATATTATCTATAGATCTTATATTTGTTATTAAAATATTTGTAAGTGCATTATTTTCATTATTAGAAGAAACTCTGATGTCTGTTTTACATCTTGATATTAATTTATTTTCATATTGTAAAAATTCTGCAGGCTTAATATCTTCCGTTCCAGCTCCTCCCGCAGAAGTTGCATTTATAGAAATTGTTCTATCAAATACCCAATTTTTATTTGGTTGACCATATTGATTCTGAGTAATAATAGGATAATAAATATCTGCTCTCATAGGAAAAATAAAATCAATATCACAAGAGTTCATTATAAAACTCCTGGGGTACCAAAATTTGTAATATATTTCTGTAGTATTTTATCTACTAAAATATTCCCTGTTCCATCTAAGGCAGATTTATCAATTTGAATTTTATACTGATCTGTATTATATGATGTTATATACCTTTTATGATATTCCATTTTTCCACATTTTAAATCATCTATAAGCATTGTTATTGCATCTTTAATGTCATATGGAACTACTTTATACCCTGTTTCAATAGAAAACAAATAATTCCATCCCATAGGAAATGTTACTCCTGGGGCTACTGCAAAAGTAACTGTACTATCTTCTGTATCATATAAATAATAGGAATCTGATTCTGCTAGTGGAACCCCTTTTGGACTTCCAACTTGACGAATATATGAATCCTCCTGTTGTACCCAATCTTTAATAATTGCTGTTTTATCTTTAGTCAATAAATAATTCCACTGACCTAATGCTTGAGGGTTGTCATTATAATCCCAAACTAATTCATTATTTTCATAAACTTTCAATATTTTATAAGTACGATCCCATAATGGCATAAAATCTGTATTGTTTCCTGTAGTTTCATACCAAGATCTTTCATAATAAAATCCGCCAGGGACAATTGAATCAATAATTGCCCTTGCGAGTCCTTCTAAATAAATATATTCTGCTTTTTCTGAAGCAGTAGTCCCCATAGAGTTTGGGTTTATATATGGCCTCATTATTTCTAAGTTATCTTCTACAACAATATCTGCTTTTTCTCCCTCAAATGATTCATAAATTGCTAAATAATATGATTCATCATAGGTATTAAAAAGTGATGGAAGGGTATATTCTATTTTAGAATTTAAGTCAGAAACTAAATTTTCTTCTACCTCTACCACGTTTCTAGAGCTATCTTGAATTACTAAAATATAGTCTTCTTCAGAATCGGGAACATCATAAGATATTGAAAGCGGATATGGCGGTAGACGTAGTAATTGCATTAGATTTTACCGTAGTGTTTGGCTACTTCCTCTGGAGTTGCTTGACGCACACTTTTGTGAGTTAGCCACTTAACGGATGCCTCCTTTGTGACAATATTATAACCCTTTTCAAGGTCCCCCACTCCATTCCAATGAATATTGCGCTCTGAATAAACTGCAATTTTTTCTTTTAAACTTTCGTTTTTTATTTTCTTTTCTTCATTATCTTGTCTTGGAACAAAAGGCAGTATTGCCTCTAATATCTCTAATTTTGTGTTTGCACCAACTAAGTCTATCTTATTTTTCTTTGCATAAGACTTTAATTGTGGCATTGTCATTTTGTTAAATTTTTCTATTACTTCTTTTGTTGTTGCCATTTTATCCTCCACTGCTATTATATCAGAATTGACTATATACGAAATGTTTGTGGTTTTTTAATTCCTGCTGGAGTACCACTCATTATTATATTTTCTCCAAAATTTGCTGTGGGAATACACCCCATGGCAAATCTTTCTGTAATAATTCCATTTGGTCCACTAATAACTGTTCCAATACCTCCAGCAGCTATTGCTCCATCACCAGAATGTTGATGATTTATTGTTGGATTTCCTGGATAAGACATTTTATCTCCTAATGAATAAGGAGGGCAACTTGCGCTGCCCTCCCTAAACTTTTAGTTTTTACAAACTATGCGGTTGGGTCAACTGCTGCATCCGCATAAGCGACTGCATCAAGTTCTTCCCATTGTAAACCAAAGCGGACGAATACTGTGTATTCAATTGTATCCTTCTTTGGCTTATATTCACGATTTACCGTGATATCACGCTGGAAGCCCCATACACGGTTTGCAGGGAATGTTAAATCAACATATCCACCTGGGTAGTAAGGAACTTCTTGAACATCAATTCCGAGAACACGTGTTGTACGTGCTCCACCGAATGTTTGTGCAGCACCGTCAAGATATGCTTGACGATTGCGCTCTGTGCCACCAGTACGTGGTGCAAAAGCTTCAGCAATAGCATCAGCAAGTGTACCGTTATTCTTAACAATGCCTTGGAATGCATCAGTACCAGCATAGAACTTAAGATTTGTCTTAAGTGCACGGTACTTACGTGGCATTGCAAGAATAATATCCTGCATTACCTCTGTAGTCCAAGCATCATCAGAAACAGTTACAACTGCCTCATGAGCATCTGAACCTTCTGTTACCTTTGGAACGAAACCTTCCATGATAGAAAGGAATGCTCCATCTCCACCATTTCCAGTACCATTAATTGCTAGATCTTCAATATCATTAGCAAATGCATTGGTCATCAAGCGAACTAGATGATCCTCCAATGCACCTCCTTCAATATTGTCTTCAAGCGCTTCAGTAGACACTTCCCAATCAAGACGAATCTTTTTGGTTGTTAGCTCTACCTTTGTGAATGTAGCACCAGCGTTTGTATAATCGTTATTTGCTTGTGCAGCAGCACGAATAACACGCTCACCAACGTTAACTTTTTCAAGTTCCATGGTGTTTGCTCGCATTGTAACTCTACGACCATCTTTGGCGAGAACTGTTGCATCCCACACATAGTCAATGAAGCGGCGAGCCTGCTCTGGAAGGAGAATACCACCTGGAGTACCAGTAGGATTTACTGCGTTTGCTCCAGTCGTAGCACCCCATTCAGGTGTAGCGATATTACCTAGGTTAGCACCGATATCAGATGTGCTTGGGCTTGTAGCCGTTGCACCTCCAATATCACCTGATGCAAAAGCACCATCGCCACCATGTTGGTGTGATACGGTTGGAGCGCCTGGATAATTCTTTACGATTTCTTGTTCCGACATATTGTTCACCTCCTAGTGAATTTACCTTTAGTTAAATAGGTCGGCATTTGTGAGGAAACGACCGCCCCATAGGGATTTTTGAACCTGCTTTACAACAGGTTCCTGTACGATCTCGCCTAGATCGCCAGACTTGCGGAAAGCCGTATCTTTTTCAACAAGATCTACTCGCTTTCCAAACTCATTAAAAGTTCCCTTTACTTGGCTTACCTCACTTGCTACAGACTTTACTTCGCCTGTAACTGTTTCAAGGGACTTTGTTATTGCATCAACATTTGCTTGCATATGTTTTACTGTTTCTGCAAGATTGCTCAAGGCATTAGTTAAAGAGTTATTGATTTCTGAAACAGATTTTGCAATTTCTGCAGCTGTATCAACAACTGTATCAACTGATTTTTCTGCCATATCATCAACAGTAGGAGCATCCTCTGCAGCTACTGATTCCTCTGCCACTGGCTCTTCTGCTACAACATCTGTAATAATTTCTACTGATGTATTTTCTTCTGGAGCCTCTGGAGCAACCTCAACATTTGGAACAACTGATTCACCCTCAACAAGTAATGCTGGAGATACTTCATTTGTTTCTTCTGTCATAGGATTTTCCTCCTTTGTTATCTTAATTGTCTTAATGCCTTTTGCACTATCAACTAAGAACTTTAGTGTTTCTGTATCATTTTGATCTTCAACAAAACCAATATTTTTCATTGTACCGCTACAAGATGGACAATTTTCATCAGATTCTTTTGATAATCTAACAATGTCATCTGAACTGCACCAGTAAACTGTATCTATAACAGCTTTTGCAAGAAAACCACCTAGCTGCCCCTTTTCAATAGAAATTACATTAGCAAATTGATTTGCTGGATTATCTACCAAAGATAATTCATGTAAGTCATACTCTTTAATTATACGTACTGATTTGTCAATTTTTTCATCATACATGTCATCAGATTTCGTAATATTCCCGCCAATTGAAAATCCTGTTAAAGTACCATCAAGAACTTTTTCCCAAGTATCTTGGGCACCTTTGGAAACATATGCTGATACATATACTCCACTATAAAATTTTTTTTCTCTAGGATCAAAATATCGGTCTTCTTTAAATGAAACAACTTTTCCTACAGCACTTGGCTGATGCATTTCACGCAAATTACCACGGAATTTTTTAAATGCATCTATACTAGCTTCAGTTGTAACGATATCACCTTGCTTATCTACATTATCCAATGTAGCAAAACCAGAAACGATACGACGTTCCTGATCTACTTTGCCAATAGGCATTGAAAAGCGAACGTTGTCGCCATCAGTAATCCAATGTGCTTTATTTATAATCATGGCACCTTAATTATATCATTCCTTTATAATACTTTTCTCATTTATTGAGATGATCTACCTTCTCCTTGAGGATTTCTTCCAGATATTGTTGTTGTAGAATCTGAATTATTATTTGTTCTTTCTGCGTCTCTTTCTCTATTACCCGCCAAGTTTGCCCTAGTATCTGTAGCCTGCCTTGGAGACATCACGAAAGGATCATCTCCATCTGGGCGCTGTGACATATTTAGTATTTCACGAGCCTCATTTGGAGTAATAATCTGTGTTTTAACTAAACGCTCAAGAATCTGAGATTGTGCAATTTCATCAGTGAGAGTTAGTTCGTTGAATTTCAATTGCAAAATATCAGTCTTTTCACGAATAATCTTATTAATAACTTTTTCAATATTTCTTTGTTCTGGTCTCGCTACCTGCTCCTTAAATGTTCTATCTTGAGACATAGCGGCAGCTATTGCAGAAGAGTCAGATCCACCAAGTTTAGAGATAGGAACTTGATGAGCAATCAAAATCTCATCACGATTTTGTTTACGATATTTTTCAAATGAACCTTCTTGTACACCACTTTCAATAGGTTTCATATCAAACTCAACTTTATTTCCTTCTGTATCTCCGGGAAGTGGAATATAAAGTGTTCTATGATTTTGTCCTCTAAGACCAGTTTGCATAAATCTAAACATCTTGTCTTCTGCATCAGCAGAAAGCTTTGCACCTTTTACCGTAATAATATATCTTGGCACAGCTTTGTTTTGAAAATAATCAATATTGTACTGAGATGCAAGCGAATCTCCAACCACTGACTGAATTGCAGAAAGAATATCTGGAACTCCATAAAATGTATTTAGTGGAGAGTAGGACTTGTAATGTATAATTTCATTTGGTCTTGGATCAGATGTAATTGGATTTTGATTTTTTGCTCCAAAATTACGAAAATAAACTAATTTTTGTCCAATAATTTGTACAAATCCATCACGCAATCTACGAACACGAACAGTTGTTGCGGGTATATGCCCAATATACCCAATCTCTCCACTTACTGTTCTTCCTATTTCAAGAAATCCGTTACCAGTTGCTTGAACATCTGTATAAAATTTTACCATTGTTTGTTCAAAACTATCATCATCATTTAAAGATTCTATCCAATCACGCACTTCTAGTTTTAATCTTTCAATACGGCGACGTGCTCTTTCAACTTGTCCACTATCATCATTCATCTCAAAGCGAAGCATTGTACGATCTGTAATTTCAAAGTCATAACCTAGACCAACAACATTTTCTACTTTAGCATCAATAGCAGCATGATTAGCAAAAGAATTATCATAATAGCTTGCCAACTCATACATGTTATATGGAGGCGTAATTACATCAAATAGTCCGTAGCCATTTCTATATACGGTGCCTGGATTAATTTGTTTAGAATAACTTCCATCTTTGCCTGAAGGAACTGAGTTTGCTGCTGCCAAATATGCTGGTGTAGGATTTACTGCTGGATATTTAGGATCATATCCATTTGTACTAGAACTAGGACTAATATATTTTGATACATTTCTAGTTGTTCTTCGTTTAAAATTAATATCAATTCCAGATAAATCTCTTAATTCGTCCCAAGATTTTGAAAATGGGTCACTATTTAAAAATGGATTTTCTTCTTCTGTTTGAGTATGTAAGCTTGCCTGTATGTAATCAAAGTCTTTATTCATTTTCGTAAGCATCTCTTCCATGAGTATTTAAAGTGTCTTGTGCTGCTTTCCAAGCTCCTAAATCATTCATTGATGGTATTAAACCATTTTTCATTCTATCAACTTGCTCTGTATATTCTTCATCAGTTATTCTTGTCAAACCAGGGACAAATACTGCCTTGCCATCACCCGAATCTCCATAGTAAATAGCAGCCTCTTTAAGCTTTGTTATTTGAGAAATATCACCTTTCATTGATGGTATATTTAATACATTTCCGTCATTATCTGTAAACCATTTTCCATTTGATTTTTTATAAACATATAAGCCCCAGTCATATGACTTATCTATTACCTTTCTACGCACATTTTGAACAATCGGCTTACCAGTTTTTTGACTAAATAAAGGATTCATACACTAAAGTATACCAGATTATACTGGTGTCCCTACTCTAATTGTCCATATCGTATCATTATATATTTTGAGATTTTCAGCGTCAAATATCATGCCTTCTTCATCATCAAATATAATTTTGTTGGTTCCTATATATGTATCATATACTTTAGACGGATCTACTCCATATAAGTCTGCTGATGAAACCACAAGAACTTCTTGCCAAGTATAACTTTCTTTCCAGTACGACCAATCGCCCTCTGAATTGACACGTGCCCATGGTCTTAAAATATTGCTTTGGACTTGCTGTAGGTTATTAGCTTGATAAAAAGCAATATTATTAAATACTAATGGACCTGTTAAATTTATTGATCCTAAAAATGCATCAAAAATTAAATTAGAATCAAATTTAATACCAATAACACTCCATTCTCCAACAGTTAATACTGGAGAATTTACATAATAACCATTTTGATAATATGAAATATTTGTTATTTCTTCACCAGTTGATAGACTTTTTCCAAATATTTTTGCTCTAGTACCTGCTTCATTTGTTGCAATAGTATAAAATTTAAAAATATCGTCTTTATGCACAATTTCAAAAATTTCTATCGGAACCCCGGAAAATTTTTCTAAGTCATATCTCATCCATATTTGTGAAGCGCTAACTTTATATTCACTTGCAACTGTCTGATTAATTGGAATTGATATCCCCCTGCTTTCTTCAGTATCAAAATCTCCACGAAGTTCTATTCCAGACTTTCTATTTAAATATAAATACGGAGTGCTTCCTTTATATATGCTATATGGATTTGGTGCTTTATAGTCAAAATATAGTCCTGCTTTAGTAAAAGGAAACATATTAACTCCAAACCTAGTTCCTATAGGATTAAAAGAGTTATCATTAAATGCTTGTGAAGATACTTCTAGCTTTTTAAGTTTTATTGGTTTTGTCAATATTCCACGACTATTAAATTCTACTCTATTAACAATAGCTAGCTTGTTAAAGTTTACAGTTTTTGTTGGATATATCAATGTATTATCTATTGTTTCAAACTTTGTAGTAGACCAATCAGGGTAACTATCTAAAGAAATAACTGCACCTTCTCTAGCTGGCTCAATATTTGTAAAATAATTTTGTGGTTGATTTGATCCATCTTTAACATATTGAAATGTTACATATGTTCTAATCACTGAATCTGATGTATCATATTCATAATATTTTTCAGCTTTCTGATTCATATCTTCATAGTTATTCCATCCAGTAAATAAAAAGTTATCTAGTTGATAATATGTTTTTTGAGATGGATGTGCATATGACTCCTTTAATTGATCATATGTCCATGATCCTACTGTTTCATACTCTGCCAACTTTGTGGGAGATGGATTTGCTATGTTAAATTGTAAAAAATCTAAATCATAATATTTATTTCCAATATCATTAGTAACAAACTGTGCAAAATATGATAATGGTAAATAATCTTCCCAAAATCCAGAAACACCTATATCTAAGTAATATGTTTCATAAGCCTCAGACGGAAGTATCGTATAGCTAGCTGTGTGTGCTAATAACTCGTTTGCATTTTCTGATTCTTCAGATCCAGTTGCCAGATAACTATCAAGTATTGCAGTACCATTTTCTTCAAAATTACTTAAAATTTCATCTGCATTATATTGTGTTGATATTCCTATAGAATATATATTCCCCGTAAACTGATAAAGATTTGTATCATCTCCCGCAACATACATTTGTAAATTGCTCTGATTTCCAAAAAATGAAATTACATTTGATCCAAAATAATTTATTAGTTTCTGTATTTGTATTCCTACCGCATATTTTTCGTCTTCAACTATTATTCCAGATGTGTATAAAATTTGTTCGGAGCCATTAAAATTTAATGAATATGTAATCTCATCAAGATTTTTTTTAATAACAAAATAATTTAAAGTATTTGGGCTATAAATTTTAAATAATATTTCTTCTGTATTTAAATTATTTGAACTAAAAACTCCATAAATTGCTCCTATAGATGCATTTAAAATGTTTAGTTTTGGAAAATTAAAATAACATTGTGTTGTATCCCATTCGGAATTTGGTCTAAATGTTATAAATTTATTTTCAGAAGACTGTATAGACTGATTATCGTCATATAGCTGCTGTATATTTTTATCTCCTAAAAATATTTCTGGTAAGGAATATTGAGGTGTTTCTAATGAAAAATTAGTTGTAGTTAAATTATCAAAATTACCCTGTTCCCATTTTGCAAAATCTGGATAATTATAGTTTGCGGTATAGTCTGCAAAAGTATAATCTATAAAAGCTTGAGTTCCTCCATAAGCTGAATTTATTGCTTCTGGAGATACAACGCCCTGTCCATAAACCCATCTTCTTTTTGCAACATTAACAGATACTGAATATGAATAAATTGCAATACAATCAATTTCAATTGGGCTTACATCTTCATAACAATAAAAACCTAACCAATCTTGATTTTTATCATTTATATCATATTCATCTGGCAATGATAAAGAACTAAAATCTACAGAGAAAGATATAACTTCTTCTCCATTTATTAAAAGACTGGCATTATTACGAATTAGTTTTATATGAATAAGCATTGGCCTAAACCATTCACCTACAAAATATGATGCAAACTTGTTTCCAATTACTAAAGTTAAAAATCCAGACTCTACATATAGTCCATCTGTAGATGACACTGGACCAAAAATTCTTTTTGGTGTATAAGAATTAGAATTAATACGCATCCAAAACTCAACAGTATAATCTTTATATTGTCCTATTTTATTTAAAAAACCATATCCAGGAACTATCATTGATGGGTCTTCATCTGGGTTGGGAAAAAGTTTAGTGACTGCATTTGATCCATAAACCATTGGAACACTACTATTTTTTGCTAGTAGGGAATTATTTTTTACTAAATAGTATCCAACCTCTCCTGCAAGTCCATATGGATCTGCCTCTATGCATTGTGTTCCTACAGGTGTTATTGATGTCGGGAATATAATTGGATCTACACCAAGAGATGTAGCATTAAACTCTTCTGACCATTGACCAGCAGTTATTCCATTGACATAAAAATCATAATTTACACTGGATGTAGTAGAATTATTAATATTAAACTTTAATACTATCCTAAAGTCTGTATTTTCTTTAGGAATACTAAAAGTTCCAGATATAAAAGACCATTGCTGAAAAATATTGGTGGATATAGTTTCTAGCTTTTGAACAATTTGAGAAGTGCTTGTATCTGTATACTCATATCCAACTGAAACAGATTCTAAAAATACGCTATTGGAATAAAAATATGTTCCTATTGAAATGTTTTCAAGATCTTGATTTAAATCTAAAAAATTAATTAAATCTGGACTAACACATGATAATATCTCAGATGTGTTACCTGATACAGTGCCTTCTAAAAGACTCAATTCACTATCTAAAAATGGTTGCCCAATAACTGATGTTGATGCTGTAGCAGTTCCATTAGTAACAGTCCATCCATCTGATATATCTCTTTGGCCCTCTGTTATTAATGAAACATAATTTGCATTGTCATCTAATGCCCACAGTATAAGTGGATGTTCCGAATATATCTTTTCTGCATATAAATTAGATGGGGTAGTCATTAATTTCTCCTACCCCAATTATAGCATTTAGGATATTTTTATCATACAGGTATCTGTAGTACAGTATGCTTCGCCTTCAGCCTCTAGATTATCTACCCCGTCATAAATAGCAGACCAGTTAATCTTCTTAATCTGTCCAATATATTCGTTATATTCCTCTTTTGTAATTTGGGTATATGGCTGTTGTGGATATGTCTTATTGCCCATTGGCAAGAATGATACCGCCTTCAACTGCCCCTCATACATATGAAGTGCTGGAGCAATATGCTCTGTTTCTTTTTCCTTGTCAAATGAAAGGGTAACAGAAACACCGTTATCAGACCAATACTTCTGAGTTGTAGCAGCAAGACCAATCTTCTCAAATAATGTTACATCCTTCTCTGATCTTGCATGTCCAGAATGAACTGGGAAATATACAACAGTTGTATTAGCAGACACTAAATCTGGTTCCATCTTATACCCTGCTGCTTTGAACAAACTGATCATTGGATCCTGATTTCCAAATCGGATTGCACGAAGGAAGAAGTTTCCTCCTGGACCCCAGTGAACACCTGGAGTTGCGCCAGATAGAAGAGATACTGAACCTGATGGCTTTACTGTTGTTACACGAATTGATTCACGAACACATAGCCACTCAGAATATGAATGATCATATTTACGAATTGTCTTGTATCCTTCATCCATCCACTCACGAACTGCTGGCAAACCTTTTTGATCTGCAAAGGATGCAATACCAGTAAGGGATGTTCCGATACGGCGATTACGCTGCATAATGCCGTTAGTAATCTGCCAGTGCGTAGGAACAAGAGTAACTGTTTTTCCATACAAGTAAGCAAACTTAAGAGTACGCAAGAAATCTTCTTTGGAGTCATGACGATTTAAATGTACTTCTACAAGTGTGCAAAGTTCATAAGATTCTAGTGGCTGTTCTGCACACGGATTGAACCCCATAACACGATAATCTTTTCCATCTGCAGGATCTGCAAGACGACCAAAGTTACGAGCAACATCAAGCCAAATAAATCCTGGCTCTCCGTTATCTGCAATTAAATTAACATAGTCTTCATATTTTGTTCCAACATTTGCAGCAATAGAATTATTGCTCATCCATGCCCATCCAGGATTTTCTGGATCAAATGAATTTCTATCAGGAAATATTTCTGCATTTTTTAAATTAATAAAATCTTTATCTTCTGGTGCTCCAAGTGCAAGGGTAGCAGAACGACGAACATTTCCTGCTACAACACATGTACCAATAAGATTTACAATATCTACAATTGCACGAGAATCAAGAGTCTGTCCTGCTCTATCTCCAATTACAATACGCAAAGTATCATGTAGTTTGATTAATGGTGCTGGGCCAGAGGCGGTACCACCAAAACCCTTAATAGGTGCACCCAATGGTCTAATCTGAGAATAATCAAAATTAATCTTAGCCTGACCTTGTTTCAAATATGAATTAAGTAGTAATCTTACAGATTCTACCCACCCTTCTCTTGTATCAGGAATTAGATATGTTATTTCTTCTTTGGTGTTGGCATATATTTCCATACCCTTTTCTTGTCCAAGAGTATCAAATCCTACTCCTACTCCAAGCATCAGAGCATCCATAACCCAGCCAAAAAGGGCACCAGGGTCGTTTCTATCAATATCCCTAGTAGAAACCATAGCACAGTTCTGCAAAGCTGCTGAATTGCGTCTCTCCATCGTCATAGGGGTACCAAAAGCCCATAGCCCACGTCCTGGTGGAGTCCATTTAAGATTAAACATACGATCATAGGCTTCCTGAGCAGATTTCTGAGCCTTATTATCATTCCATGGAAGGCGATTTTCTTTAGCGTGATTTTTTTGTACAGAATACATACCTTCAATTACACGCTTACAAACCTCATACCAGCGTTCTTTTGTTCCATCATTTTTGACCCGTGAATAAGTACGGATAAATGTAATTTCTCCTAACGAGTTGCCGCCTGCGTCGGTAAAGCCAAAAGGAGACTCAAGATCCCTATATTTATTTACGAATTCATCCAATAAACGAAAAGAAAATATATCTGACATTTAAAATTAAAACCTTCCACTAAAAATATTATAAGAACTTTGCATTTTGCAAAGTACTATAAGTATATCAGAAATTTTGACTAATCAAAAATTGTATTTATAATTTTTTATAAAGTTTAAACATAAAGTTTAGAGTTGAAAATTTTTAAAAATAATCTTTAAGTACTCAAGTCTCCAATTAAAACCCAACTATCAGTTGATCTTTTAATTAATGTGGCAGCAGACCATTGCGCTCTTAATGATAGTGTTGGTGTTCCATTTATAGTTGTTGTACCTGGACTTGAGGCAGCAACAGTTACCTGACCAACACCAGTTTGTAATATATTTATTTGAGATCCTACTGGAAAAGCTACAAGACTATTTGTTGGCACATATAATGTTATTGCTGCAGCGTTACTTAATTCAACCATTTTATCTTTATCTGATAAAACCAACGTATATGTTGTTGTAGATTGCGAACTTGTTAAAATTGTTGATGGTGCGAATTCTACTGCAGCAGATCCATCTCCAACAATAATTTTATCATTTGTAGAATCAAAAGATATTCTTCCAGATGTAGTTGATGACGTAGATGAAAGCGTCAATGTTGGGGTATCAATAGTGGGTGATGTTCCAAATACCAAAGATCCACTACCTGTCTCATCTGTTATTGCACTTCTTAAATTTGAAGAAGATGGAGTTCCAAGAAATGTTGCAATTCCAGTACCAAGAGAAGTAATTCCAGTTCCACCATTTGTTGCTGCTAATGTTCCAGTAATTCCAGTTGTCAAAGAAACATTTGTGATTGTATTAGTTGTACCATCCAATATCTTGTTTTCTAATGTTGAAAAAGATTTTTCAGATACTAAATTATCTATTCTTATAGGTGTATTTGCTGGTAAAGGAAAATCTCTGTCAGACAATGTGTCTGAGGAATTAATATATGAGTTATATGTTTTTGTACCTACTAAAGATCTTCTTATCTGGCCCGTAACACCACCCGCTATCCAAAGGTCGTTACCATAGGCTACTGATCTAATTACTGTAGTTCCAAAGTTGGAGGTTTGGGTAGTCCATGTAATACCGTCTGTTGATGTGCGGAGTTGGCCTGCATCAGCGCCTGCTATCCAAAGGCTGTTGCCATATGCTACTGACCATATAAAAGTATTTCCAAAGTTGGAGGTTTGGGTAGTCCATGTAATACCGTCTGTTGAGGTGCGGAGTTGGCCTGTAGCACCGCCTGCTATCCAAAGGCTGTTGCCGTAGGCTATTGAGTTAATAATTGTGGTTCCAAAGTTGGAGGTTTGGGTGGTCCATGTAGTACCGTCTGTTGAGGTGCGGAGTTGGCCTCCATCACCTACTGCAATCCAAAGGTTGTTGCCGTAGGCTATTGAGTTAATTGCTGAAGTTCCAAAGTTGGAGGTTTGAGTGGTCCATGTAATACCGTCTGTTGAGGTGCGGAGTTGGCCTCCATCAGCACCTACGATCCAAAGGCTGTTGCCGTAGGCTACTGAGTTAATTGTTGTATTTCCAAAGTTGGAGTTTTCTGCAATCCATGTATCTGCCGTAGTTGAAACTATTGTATTTGAAAAATTTATGCTTTTATCTAAAGCAATAGATAGTCCCTGTTTGACTACAAAATCTTTATCTACAGTTGCCACTGAAGTTCACTATCCCCTCGTGGTTCACTTTACGCCTCTATTAGCGTTTTGTGTACCTTTACTGTTGTTCCATTTGTTGAAGTTACTAACAATCTTACATCTCCAGATAGATAGTCTGCATCAACAGTGCCAATTTGAGCATTACTAATTATATCTGCATATTCTGTTATATATACATTATTATTTCCATCAACTGTTATTAATACTTCTATTGCTTCTATATCGTTACCGTTTTTCATTTGAACAATATATTTTGCAGTGTCATATGTGGTTGCAGACCAAGTATCAACAACAGTTACGCTTGTTCCCGAAATGCTTGTTGTAGCAGTACCGATAAGGGCATCTGTTAGAGTTACGGAACCAGCGGTTAATGATCCTGAACCTACAGACAGTCCTGCGAATGTTGGACTAGATGATGCAGCAATACTCTGTGGTAAAGATAATGTTACTGAGCCTGTTGAAGCAGATGCTGTTATTTGATCTGCAGTGCCAGCTATACTTGTTACGCCAGAGTTACCTATTGTAAGAATATTGCTTGTAGAAGCATATGATACGCTAATTCCAGTACTACTAGTAACTGCATTTCCAAATCCGTCTATAGCAGTTTCAATATCTGATGTAAATGCTACTGTTCCTGTAGCATCCTTAAATGTAATTGTATTATCTTGTGTTGGATCTGTAAATGTAAGAGTAGTCTCATGTGTATCATTTGTTCCTTCAATTACAATATTATTATCTGATAGATATAATCCAGATACTGTTGGGTTTGTAATTGTTGGACTTGTAAGGGTTTTATTTGTTAATGTTTGAGCAGTACTTAAGTCTGCTGTAATACCAGTATTAATGCTAAATGTATTACCTGTTAGGGTTAATCCATTACCCGCCAAATATGTGCCAGCACCTGAGAACTGCTCAAATACGATTGGATCAGTTCCAAGAGTTGTAATGTTATTTACTTGTACCCAGCCAGTATTATCATATGCTGTACCGCCAGATACAAAGAAGAAGTCACCAGCATCAATTTCTGCTGCTGTATTGTAATCAGATGCACGAACCGCTGCTCCTGAAGTTGAAGCAACGTAGATACCATTTTGTGAAGTTGTAGACTGGTTTTTGACAAGAACCCGGTCTCCTGCAGCAAGTGTTACACCATCAATAATATCTCCAGCCTCAAGATCTGTGCTTAGATCAATATTTGATGTTGTTGCTGCTTTTACTGAAGCATGTACATGAAGTCCTTCTGCAACTGCATCAACATATTGTTTGGTTGCTGCATCAAGAGGATTTACTGGATCTGCATTAAGAGTTACAGACCCTGGGAATGTTACTGCGCTTGGGAATGATAAGGTTACTGCTCCAACTGAAGTATTTGCAGCAATTTGATTTGAAGTTCCTGCAATACTTGAAACTCCACCAGATGCATTGAATGAAAGGGTTCCTGCTTCATCATTATAAGTAATTGTAATATTTGTTTGTGTACCAGCCGCAATTGCTGCTGCTACTGCGTCTACAGAAGCCTCTGTAAAATCTGAAACATTTCCAGATGTTACTGAAATTGTGTTGCTTGTAGAACTAATTGTTTTATTTGTAAGAGTTTGTGTTCCAGAAGTTGTAGCTACTGTTGAATCAATTGCTATAGTTACTGCTGAAGATCCATTATATGAAGTTCCAGAAAGCCCAGTTCCTATTGTTAATGCATTTGGAGCAGATGCAGTTATTGTTGTAGATCCTCCAAGTGAAACAGAGCTTCCATTTATTGTTACTGAAGAATTTGTTAATTTATCATTTGCAATTGATCCTGCAAGCATTGTATTTGTGACAGTTCCAGTATCTCCGCTGGTTATTACTGTTCCAGTGACATTAGGGAAAGTAATGGTTCTGTCATCTGTGGGATCTACGACTGTTAAAGTTGTTTCATAAGAATCTGCTGTTGAGCCCTCAAATATAATGCCACTTCCATCAATAATTGGGGATGTTAAAGTTTTATTTGTAACTGTACTAGTGCTTGCTTCTGTAAGAACATTTGATCCATTTACAGTAGCAGATGAGCCTTCTACTACAAGGCCATTTTTAATTCTGAAGGCTTTATCTACTGTTGCCATTCTTTTCTCCTTATAAGGGTCTAAGCCTTTAGACCAGTTCGGTAAAACCTAATAGTCATTGGGCTAAGTGTTGGTGTCACTGTCATGCTAATTGTACCAGAATTTAAGTTAGCAGAGATAGTCCCCACATCGTTGCCACTACTGGAAACTGATGCAAACTCTGTTATATTTTGATTAGTACCATCAAAAACTATATTAATTTCACTACTTCTATAAGAACTAGATCCAGCATGTGATAGTTGAACCATATATTTTATAGTTCTCCAAGTAGATGTATCTATGGTATCAAATACTGTAGCCGATTCTATACCATTAATAATTACTCCATTATTTCCATCCCCACCCAAAACATCAGCCCTAAAAGAAGTAGTGTCAATTAAATCTGCGTAATCTTGGCCATTTGGCTTATCACCAGTTTCAAATTTTGATTTTAATTGACTAATTGGAATTATGGCCATATTAAGATTATATCATAAAATATAGTTATTAATACCTATAATAGCGATACCAATTGGTGCTGGATTAGTAGGGTTATATCCAGGAATGGTTATATTTGTTACACGAATTTTAAAGGGGGTATCATAAATAACATATACTTCATAGGGGTTTTTATATATAACTTGTGAAAAACGACTTTTACAGTCCTCTATTATTTTTGAGTACCGTTTATTTTTTTGAATAACTGTTGCTGTAGCCATTAATCTGTAAAATCTTCAATAATTTTTACTGTACCCTGTAAAACTGTCCATACTATTGAATTTCCTTCTGTTGAAATTTGAATATCAAATTGATCACCTGTTTCTAAAATTTCTGTTTCATCATGTGCAAGAAATACGGTAAATTCTCCTGGACCATCGTCTGGATCAGATTCTGGAGTTATTTCAAGAACTATCGTTTCTGTTGATGGTCTATAAAAGTCCATACTAATAGTCCAGTCTTCAATTACCAATGGATTTCCACTATCATCTTGTACATACATTTTAAATGATGCAGTATCTCCACGAACAATTGTCCATAATGACTGTGGTGGTTCTGAGCCTATTGAAACATTTCCTTGATTTCTATATTGTGCCATTATGCCAAACCTGCCTTCAAAGATCCCCACGTACCATTTCCTTTAAATGCTCCAACTATTATAATTCCATTTGCATTAGATTTTGCTACTACTCCAATAACACCGGAATTAGTTATTTCTGTTATTGGTTGTGTAGTTGTTAAGCCACCAGAAGATCCGACATACAATCTGCTACCAATTGAATAAGAAACTGTATTTACACCAGTAAAAATTCCTGATATAACGACTACTCCATCTGAAGAATCTGCAATTGCTGCCTGAGCTAATCCCAATACTGGAAAAGTTGTTAAATTTGATGCCTGAGATTTTGTTATTTCTGGTTTTCCAGACACAGAATCAAATCCTGAAATATATACTGGATCTGTTTTATTTATTGTTGTACCACTATTATTTGTTACTTCAATTGTATGATATGGCAAACCTATAGTAGGCAAGACAGACTCCAGCCTTTCAGCCAAAGACTGTATATCTGATGCAACATCTACTGGATCAGATAGTAGTGGGTAAGGTAAATCGTATGTTGGTGTTTCGCCTGATGCCATAATCAGTCTATTATATCATTAAAACAAAGTTTGGTATAATGGAATATACCTATAAATGGAGGGAAAAATATGAATAATGTTTGGATAGTAGTTCCAATCATTTCCAATGACTTAGATTTATCTGATTTTGTAGAAAAATTTACTGGTAGCTATATTGCCCCAGAATTCTATGAATCTGAAGTATTTAATCGGGAGACCAGAGAGATAGAAAAAAATAATATAAGCCATCCTCATTTTAGAGAATCTGGCCCTGATTTTTCTAATAAAATTATTTTTGTTAATACAAAGCCTGGTTACACGGAGTATGAAAATGTTGTTCATTTAGAAGATTTTAATGATATTAGCATATACCGTTATTGGAATTTAGGAATTGACTATGCCGTAGCTAACGGTGCAGAATATGTTGTTTTATTAAATGGAGTAATTAATTTTGACCCATTTATTATTAATGACTCATATGATGAAATTATTAAACAAGAAAAAGAATTAGTAAATATATTTGACGGCGCTGTAATGATTTTATCTGCATCATCATCCTTACGGCCAGATAATCAATTTCAAATTTGGTTTGGAGATAATGACCTATATCGCAGATCGGAATCTGTTTTAGGATATAGTAGATCTGACTATTTTAAACTAGACTATTTAATTGATCATAATCATGATGAATCTTTTAATGCAATTGTTAAGTCTGATGAGATTAAATATAATGCTAAATGGAACTAATTTTTTCAAATAGCTCATTCCATTCTCTTGCTCTTGCTTGCCAAGAATAATTTTCATTATAAAAATCAGACTGTTTTTGTAATTTACTTTGTGTTGCAATAGACCAGTAGTTATCTATTTCTTCGTTAAGAATCTTGGCATATGCTGGAATAAAAGTTTCTGGTACTGCTTGCATTGGCATTAATCTTGCATATTCTGACCCAGTTTCATATAAAGCTCCTAAATTAGTAGTAACCATACGGCACCCAGCAGCTCCTGCTTCAACCATAGCTAAACAACATGTTTCTTCAAATGTACTTGGATAAGCAAAAATATGTGCTTCCTGCAAAGCTTTTTTAATTACATCATTTGTAGCATAACCCATATAGTTAACATTTTTCATATTACGAGCTATTTCAAAGTGTTCTTCATATACCCCGTTTGTATGTGCTTCATATCCAGAGCCATACATTTTTGCTGATGAGTATATATCAAGCTCAACATCATCTCTATTTAGCATCTCAAACGCTGGCAAAAGCATGTCTAAGCCACGAAAAGGAGCAGAGGTATATATAAGCTTGATCTTTCCATCTTTTGGCTTTGGTTTAAACTCTATTGGCTCAATAGCGTTTTTAATAACATACGCATTTTCAAGCGGTATTCTAAATAGCCATCTATATTTTTCATGCTGCCAATTAGATACATAAACAAATGAATTAATAGCATTCATAAATGATGGATCCAAATACCCTGGTTTTAACGATGTATCACTATGAGCCAGATGCTGCCATAATATATTCTTTTTTGTATATTTAATATTTTTAAAATATGGGTTAGACAATATAATATTTATATCTTTATGCTGTTCTATATTTGTGTATTTATATAGTCCATTTTTTAATATTTCCGTGCCGCCCATTGGAGGCATAATATCATCCACATTTAAAGAGTTTTGTGTCTTTTGTAGCCAATCCATATTTGCTCCTAATTATATGTTTTTTTCTGCCAAAACTGTTGTTTATATGAGCGAACAATTTTTGATTTTAGTAAAAATCCATTTTTACGATTAGCATCTTCATCAAACTCTATTATTTTACTTTTCCAATCTTCTCTTTTTAAAGGAATAACTTGGCAAATTGGAGTACCCTTTTCAAGAATAAAAATATCTTTATCAATTACAGAATCAAGCAATTGAAATGGAAATTCTACTCCAAGATTATATATATCAGTATCAACTACTCCAGAAAAGGTTCTAAATGGTAAATCATGTCTATTTAATGGATGAGTGAATAAAGCACTATATCCTTTTGGAGTAATTATCCTCCATCCTGGTCTCCATTTAAGAAGACTTGACGATCCTCCAAATGGGGCTGGAAGACCTGGTGCTTGTTCTGGTCCATGCTGTCCTATAAAATTGATATTAGTAGCCCAACGAATATTTATCATTCCTTTGTCATTTTTTCTAAATTCCATATCAAACGGTAATTCAAAAATATACCCAGAACTTAGTCCATCAAGAAATGGAGAACATCCTTTTAGAGTAAGATTACTAACAGCAACTCCATCTTTTGATAAGCCATCAATTTTTTCATCATCCATTCTTGTTGGCATATTTTTATACCATTCAGGAATTGCTTGAATTGCTGGCTTTGGACTATCAAAAAGTAACTCTGTCTCTTTATCAAATGGCTCAAATTCAATATTCATTACTTATCCATTTGTGGGTACATTTTTTGCAGTACATCTATCCAATGTAGTTTAAAAGTTTTTTGATGGGTTACTCTAATTTTTGGATCCACCCAAATATCAAACCCACAATTAATTGCTTTTGTACACCAAGAAAGATCTTCTCCTATTAATATAAATTCTGGACTTGTATCTTTATTCTCATCTGTATTGGGAATAGCAACTGGTCCAAACCATGGTCTTGGCATTTTTTCAAATACTCCATTTTTAACTGCTAAAAAACCAAATCCAACTCCAGCAACTTTAAATGGTTCTTTTTTTTCAAGAAGCATTTGTTCTGGCATCATCCCACCTCTTGGTTGGTTATAAATTGGAACATGACGGTCTTCCATTAAATAACAACCTGAAATAATATCTTTATCTGAATTGTATAATCCAAAAAAATCTGATGGCTCCCACTCTATATCTGAGTCAATCCAAACAATTTTGTCATATGTCCATTCACCACTACATGGTTCTGTCATCTTAATATTATTTGTATCCCAACCACCAATTGTAGACTCTCTTGCCATTGCGACTAAAGATCCACCCTGATTTAAAAAATTCCATGTAAGACCTTCTTGATTTAGAATATAAGTTGTTTTTAAAATACTTCTCATATATCCAGGAGTAAAACTATTTCCTGGTGTAGCTATTACTACATTAAAATGTGGTTTATTATTCATATTTTTCTAGTTTTACCCTAACTTTTTTATAATGTGAAACTCTAATTGTAGGATCTAAGTATATCTTAAATCCAGACTGTCTTGCTTTTTTACACCAAGAAAAATCTTCTCCATAAGGAATAAATATTTCTTTTTGATTGTCCTCTGATGTCATTTTTTCAAATAAAGATTCAAACCACGGTCGTTGCATTTTTTCAAAAATACCCTGTTTCATTGCAATAAATCCAAAACCAGCTGCAAATATTTCTTCTTCATCATTACTTTTAAGTATTCTATCAATTTCTTTTGCTGCATCTTCTGAACTAACAGAAAACATTGGTGTCATTTTTTCATTAAAATAAAGTCCAGATACTATATTTTTTTCTGATTTATATAATTTTATAAAATCTTCAATTTCCCATCCAATATCTGAGTCAATCCAAATAATTTTATCATATGTCACTACACCACGTGCTGGTGTATTATTAAATGGATCTAAATATGTATCACCCATAGCCGTTGCTTCTCTTGCAGAACTAACCATTGACGAGTACTGATTTAAAAACATATAAGTAATATTGTTATCATGTAAATATGAAATAGTATTAATCAAGCTTTTTACATATTCTGCTTCCATATTTCTACCTGGAGTAGCTATTAATATATTAATATGTTTTTTCATATTTCCCCCTTATATCTATTATACCAAATATATTTTTTTTGTAAAGTTATATAACCTTTATATCTTTTATTATATCAGTTGATACTGGTAATGATAAAGTTTCGGTAGTCCAGGAAGTTCCATTTGTAGATGTATATATACCATAATTTTGATTTACATTAGAGTATCTTGTTTTTCCATCTGAACCACCAAATAACCAAATATTATTTGCATAAATTATTGAACTGATTGTTGATGTATGACTAGAAGTACGAGTAGTCCATGTAATATTATCAGTTGATATACGAATTTGGCCTTGATCCCCTACTGCTGTATAAAAACTATTTCCATAAGACACTGCTAATATATTCGTAGCTCCAAAATTTGAGGTTTGAGTAGTCCATGTAATTGCATCTGTTGAGGTGCGAAGTTGTCCTGCATCACCAACTGCTACCCATATATCATTTATATAAGATATTGACTCTATGTTTGTGTTGCCAAAATTTGAAGTACGGGTAGTCCATGTAGTTATATCAGTAGATGTTTTTACTGGTTCAGATTGTCCGTATGATAACCACAATCCGTTTCCATATACTATATAATACGGTTTATTGCTTGTAAGATTATACTGTGGAGTAGTCCACGTCAATGAATCTGTTGAAGTTATAATGCTAAATTTATTTTGTGAAGACTCAATTTGTCCATCATTAGTTCCTATAATTAATAAATTATTACCGTAGGCTACTGAGTTAAGTGATGAATAAATAAAATTGTGATTTTTTGTAGTCCATGTAATACCGTCTGTTGAGGTACCGAGTTGGCCTGTAGCATTTCCAGCTATCCAAAGACTATTATCATATACTATTGATAAAATATTTGTAGTTGCAAAGTTAGAGGTTCTAGTAGTCCATGTAGTACCGTCTGTTGATGTACGCAATGCATTTGAGAAACCTCCTGCTACCCAAAGGTTGTTGCCGTAGGCTACTGAATAAACTGTAGCTGCAAAGTTGGAGGTTCTGGTGGTCCATGTAATACCGTCTGTTGAAGTACGGAGTTGGCCTGCATCACCTACTGCAATCCAAAGGTTGTTGCCGTAGGCTATTGATCTAATT